ATTAAAGGGGTGAATATATGAACCTAAAAGAAGTGAAGCGCAAGACATTGGGACTCATTGAGGAACTGAATCCCAATAGCGTAAATATGACGGATGATCCTGACATTGCTGCCAAGTTCAACGATGTAACGAATCAGAGAATGTTTGAACTGGCGAGAATGAAGAAAATCGCCAAGTATGTGGAGTTTCCTGTTACCAAGGGCGAACTGATTGACTTTGAGCGACTTTCAAAGGAATGCGGTTACGAAGTGTATCAGATCAGCTTGGTTGGCGGTGTCAATTATGTACCCAAGGCAAATAGCACGATCATTAAGATTCTTGAGAGCGGTACTGCGGAAGTGGATCTGTTTGTCTATCCTGAGAGAATCACAGATAAGACAAAGGACAGCTATGAGTTTGAACTGAGCGCTGATGCACTTGAGATTCTACCCTACGGCATTGCTGGTGATCTTCTCATGGGCGATGTGTCTACCGAGTATGGCAGAATCTATGCCGAGGAATACAAGTCTCAGCTACAGCTTCTCGATCCCAGAAACCAGATGGGTTCTCTCTACATTGATGGTGGGGTGGATATTTGATGGCTTATCTAAGTGATGATAGCAAGGTATCCAGAGTCTATTCCAATTTCAGAGGCGTGGACTTCCGAGGCGAAGAGATTAACCTTGTGAGAAGTCCTGATGCCTTGAATGTCTGGAAAGATTACAAGAAGACAGACAGCATCAGAACCAGACCCGGCATGGCATTGAAAGAGGCTTTCACAGCGCCCGTGTACGGCATTTTCTTCTACAAAGGGTATTTGATTATCCATAGCGGAACGAAGCTTTACAAACTGTCTGGTGGCGTTAAAACGGAACTATACTCCGGCCTGAAAGCTGCAATCAGCGACAGCTTTGTCTATGAAGATATCTTCTATTTCAAAGATGGCATCCACTACTTGCAGTATGACGGAACTACCATCAAAGAGGTGGAGGGTTATGTGCCTACCACGACCATTGCAAGAAAGCCTGCTGGCGGCGGCACAGTCTATGAAGATGTGAATATGCTCTCCCCCAGACGAATCAACACATTCCTTGCTGACGGAAACAGCAAGGTTTTTTATTTGGACTCCAAGAACATTGACACCGACTTTGTTCCCATCGTCAAGGTGGAAGACAAGGTAGTGAGTAATTACACAGTCAATTACACCGAGGGTACGATCACATTTGATGAGATTCCTTCCGAGCCTCTGACGGACGGAAAGGACAATGTTTCCGTAGAGTTCAAGAAGACCATCGAAAAGTACAAGAACAGCATCCTGAACTGCACTTTGCTTCAGGTGTTCGATAACCGAGTATTCTTCAGCGGTAACAAAGACTTTCCCAATGTGGTGTGGCATTGCAGCCTGAATGACCCTTCTTATGTCAGCGACTTGGACTATTACAGAGAGGGCATGGACTCCGCACAGATCAAGGGCATGGTAGCCGGAAACAACGCTCTGTGGGTGTTCCGTGAGCCGAGCGAAGCCAATACGAATGTGTTCTATCACACTCCCACATTGGATGACGATTATGGCAAAATCTATCCCTCTACCCATTCTAGTGTCACCATCGGCTGTGTCGGCAGAGCAATCAACTTCAATGATGATATCTGCTTCTTCTCTGAACGAGGCATGGAGGGCATCTCCGGTGATGTCACCACGGAGCAAGTGGCTGCGCACAGAAGTTCCCTTGTTGACCGGAAGATGATTGCCGAAGCAGATTACAAGAACATGATCCTTGTCGAATGGGAAGGATATCTTCTGGTATTCATCGGAGACAAGGTATATCTGGCTGACTCCAGAACTGCCTTTACCAACGAGAACCATATCGAGTATGACTGGTTCTATTGGGATCTTGGCAAGAAGGTTACTTGTGCCAAGGTGAACGATGGCATTCTCTATCTTGGTACAGAGGATGGAATTTACACGCTGACGGACAACGAGTGCGATGTAGAAAGCTACTGGACTACTCCGAAGGATAAATTCAAGTATCCGCATAAGCTGAAGACCACCAACAAGAGAGGAAGTGTCGCAGAAGCTACTGGCGATATTTCCGTCTATGCCAAGCTGGAGGATACCGACTTTGAATTGGTCGGAACGCATGAGAATGTGACAGATTACTTTGTGAGCAGAATTAAGAGAAAGAAGTTCAAAGACATCCAGTTGAAGTTCTACTCCAAGACCAGATTCAGTCTGGAGACTGTTACGCTTGAGTGCTTCATCGGTGGCTACATCAAGCGCTAGAGGGGGGAGATAAATGGCAACACCTAATTACGATATCAATTATGACGATTCCAGATTCAAGGAAGTGGAGTCCGACAAGAAAACAGCGCTGAGTGACCTTGAGCAGACCTATGCCGGAATGATTAACTCTTCCGACAAGTATTATCAGAGTCAGATCGATGCCTCCCAGCAATGGGCAGACAAGCAGACTCAGCTTCAGAACGAGAAAACCGACTTCGCCATTGAGCAGATCGAGCAGCAGAAAGCGCAGACCAAGAAGGATTATCTCAAGGAGCAGTCCGGTGCTTATGTGGACTGGCAGAAGCAGTCGAACCAGTACGGAGCGAATGCCGAGCAGATGGCCGCTACTGGCATGACCAATACTGGCTTCAGCGAAAGTTCTCAGGTCAGTATGTTCAATACCTACCAGAACCGAGTCGCTACTGCAAGAGAGTCCTATAACAATGCTGTTTTGAATTACAACAACGCAATCAAGGATGCAAGATTGCAGAACAATTCCGTTCTGGCTGAGATTGCATACGAAGCGCTACAGAAGCAGCTTGAACTTTCTCTGCATGGCTTCCAGTACAAGAATCAGCTTCTTCTGGATAAAGCTAATAAGAAGACTGAAATCAATAACACTTATTATCAGCGTTATCAGGATGTCCTTGACCAGATCAACCATGAGAATGCTCTGGCAGAACAGGTCAGACAGTACAACGAATCTCAGGCGCTCAAAGAGAGACAGCTTCAGGAAGAGATCCGTCAGTTCAATGCTCAGCTTGCAGAGGAGCAGAGACAGTTTAATGCGACTATGGCCGCTAGAAACTCCGGTGGCGGCGGTGGCGGCGGTGGTTCTAGCAAAGGAAGTAGTTCCTCTAGCAAAACTTCTTCGTCCGGTGCAAAGATTATCAAGTCTTCTGGCTCTTCCAACAAGGGCGTAACAGTAGATACCAAGAGCGTGATCAATTTGGGTTATGGCCCAATTAGCGGCGAAAACTTGGCAAGCAAGGTAAAGAGCGGCGAGGTAACGGCAACGCAGAACGGAAACAAGCTTGTTTTCACCAACAACACAAACCAGAGTAAGAAGTTTATTGAAACTTCCAAGTACTTCTCTACTAGGTAACAAGGGGGCGCAATATGAGTTTAACCAGCGATTTTCTCAAGGCAATGAATCAAAACACGCAAACGCAGAATAATCGCCAGAAAAACAAGAAACGCCAAGAGTTTACTGGTGGTGACGAATTCACCAGAACCTATCTGACCGAGTTGAGCAAGCTTCAAGAAAGCGAAGTGGAAACCCGGCGCACTCCTATCACAGTCGGCTCTCTGACGATGGATGCGCCGATTGCTCCTCTCAAGCCTGCCGGAACTACCACATCGAAAAAGAACGGCGAAACTGCGACCTCTGAAAAGAAAGACGAAAGGGTGTTAGGTAGCACATACCTGACAGGAGGAGTGTCCGACACATCCTCCCCTTATGCTGCTGGTTTGCAAGACACGAAAGCAATTGCCCCAACGAAAGGCGAAGAAGAGACTCCGTGGTATCAGTCTGGTCTGTTTGCAGACGGATACGATTTTGGCGATGTTACAAAGACTATCCTTGGCATAAACGAAGACAGCGCATCCTTGCTGGACTTGACATGGAACTCTGCGAAAAGAGGATTCTATAACGCAAGACTTGGCGAAGAATCCTATGATGCTTTGATGGGTAGTGCCAACGAAAAAGAAAAGTATGAGCAGATCTTGGCTGGCGAAGAATATCAGTTTACTCCGGGCAATGATTTGGCAAGTGGCGTTTCCGGTTCTTTTGAACAGATAGGACAATTGGTTAGACAGTTCACGAATCCGAGAACTGTTGCTTTTACTGGTGCTGCGGCAGGCGCTGCGGCAATCGCAGGTCAGGCTGGCCCTCAAGTACTTTTGCCGGAAGAAATTATTACTGTCCCTGCTGCAACTATCGCTGCTTTTTCCGCTGGCTCAGCAACTGCCAATATGGAGATAGAGGCTGGTCTTGCATACAATGAAATGCTTGAGGCTGGGATTACGGAAGAAACAGCACGAAAAGTTGCCTTGGGTGTCGGCGGTGTAAATGCAGGACTGGAATTGTTGCAGGTTGACGAACTTCTCGATGCGTACAAAGTGGTAAAGGGAAGCGGTACAACGAAGTCTTTCGCAAGTAGAATCCTTGAAGAACTTGTAGATCGAGGCATTGATGTTGCCACAGAGACTGCGCAGGAAGTTGCGCAGGAAGGTGTTACAATTGCTGGCGTTCAGGCGGCAAATAAAATCGACAATGGCGAGTGGGCATACAATGCAGGCGATGTAGCAAGCCGACTTTTGGATACCGCAAAATCTTCTGCACTTACCTTCGGCACGATGAATGTTCCTGCCACTGTGCGAAACACAGTTACTATTGCAGCAGAGCAGAATGCAGAAAACAAACTGACATCCAACGAGCGTGCGGTAGTTGACAAGATCGTTGAAGACCGGGTAGCCGA